TGAAACTGTCCCAACTTGTTTTGCCTTCTTTACCTATTTTATTTAGGTCCCCGGGTCCGTATATACAGATATCCTTAACTTCAACACCGTCCATTAATGGACTAGTTGTAAACGATTCAAAATGTTTGTCTTGTACAACTACATCTTGGAATAGTCTTGTATCTTTTGCATATTTTTTATTATCAAGACTTGGCAACATGCGATACAACCATTTTTGCTTATCTTCAATTTCTGTTTGAACGTAAATCTGTCCGTTAGCAGTAGCAAGGAAAGGACTAGCGCAATCAAAACTAATTGTAAAGTCTGGATTGTGATATTTACGAACAGCACGTTGAATATCTGTTAATAGCAATGCCCATTCTAATTTACTTGTACCTAGGAAGTGCATCCAATCTTGATGACCTTGTTCAAGTAACCCGTCAAATTTTAGTGCTACAATTCTACGTAACACCAAATCAACGTCACACATGTTCTGACCGCCCATGGCCCAACCGTTAAACGGCTTGTCATACTTTGTTGGATCACAGAAGTCTTTCATTTTTTGATACCAATCTTCTGCTTGTTTATGTGTTTCGCCTTGTAATACGTTTAAAAACTTACAAGCACCCGTGCGATGCTTAATAAAGTATTCATTATTATACTTAGTGGCTTCAACAGCTTGATCGTATGATGCAATACCAGTGGCTGCTTTACCCACAGGGCTACGTTCTACCCAGGCTGGTATATCAAGTACCATGCCATAGTCCATGAGTGCATCCATCCATGCAAGTACTTGTTCACGTTTCTTTTGTGCAGCATCTAACTGTGCTTGATAGAGTTTAACATGGTCAATCTTAGTCATTTTAGGATTGCCATTTTTATCTAGTTTAGGATTACCAGTAGCGTCTAGTTGAGGAACGAGTTCAACACCTTTGGCTTTTACTTCGATCCACTTGGCTGCAACTTCTGGACCAGTTGGATCTCTCCATTCACCTGCCCACACACCTTTACCGATTTGGAATCCACCCGAGTCTCCTAATACCCAACTAGTTGAACGGTCTCTGTTACGAAACATATCTTCACTGGGATCTGGTTTGGTTAGATCCAAGTTAGCATGTCCTGCCGAATACAAACAATGGTCAAAGTAAAATGCCGCATTGGGATTCAAGTAATTCATAGCTTCGATACCCATGGGTCCAAAGCTAGCAGGAATACGTTTAGGATCAACGTAATTGCCGTGTCTTTGTTTTCCTATGTATGTACTATAAAATCCTGACGTTGCTGGCAAGAAATATGCGTAATCGCTTTGATGTGCTGTTAAATTTTTATTCATATTAAATGTTGTACCAGTACCATACAGCTAATCCAAACCCATATAGTGTTAAATCCTACTAGAGTAGGTAATAGTTTCTTTTCACTAGCCCATATAAGTGTCAGGCTTGTTGCCAATGTAAAGAAATACAACCACCAAATTTGTATACCAAATATCAAGCCAGGAATAATGATACAGGCCTTAGCCGCCCAACTAGCAAACTCTACCGTATTGTAGTCAGTCCAGTATTCCTTTGTGAGCCACATGCTGTAACATTCTTTGATCTTTGCAAATCCAATGTGGCGATATACTGCGCCACACAGGATCAAGAATGCCAAAAATGCAGATAATATCTGTACATTATTCATTACTTGCTTTGTGCTGGCAAAATGTAGTCGTATGTGGCCAATCCGCTGTCTACAGTGATATTCAAAGCACCAGCATCGGCGATACGTACAGTCTTGTCTCCGGCCAAGTTCAAAATACTTTGCACTTGGCTAACAGGCCACGACCATGTTTGACGCAGTTTACCGGTAACACCACTTTGAAACACAAAAGAACCTGCGTGTGTGCTGGCATCGCCAAAACTAACAACTAAGTTGCCATTGTCTGTGCTAACTTTAAAAGTATTTTCTTCTGTGTGTGCATTGGCTTGAAACTTCAAACGTTGAATACTAGCCATAGTTGGTTCAAACTCAATATCCCATTTGGCACCTTTGAACTTGACAGTTTTCAACATGTCGTTGATAACATTTTCATTCATAAAGCGATAATCATTTTCAAAATCGCCAGCGCCGTTTTGGAAGTGCAGGCCTGTTGGAATGTCTTCACCGTTACGTTGCTGTCTAACTACTTTAATAGTAAAGTTCTCTTTGTACTCCGGACACTTAAGGTGTGTGTCCAACTTGTTCAAGTTAGGCATACCGAATGTACCATCCAAGTTTTCAACTGGATCTTTTGTTTTAGCATTAAGGATAACGCTACGGTCTTCAGCCATTGACTCAATTACAGTCTCTTTATCACTGGAAGTGATTTTGACCAAAGGTAAAATACCCAGGCTGTGTGTATGAGCTACTAGGTCTTGTAAAAAATCTTTCATATTAATCTCCATGTTTGTTTATTATATAGGTTTTTGTGACTATGTCAATGTATTTTTTCTTCAAAACTCGAACAAGCTATTGAAGGTATTCTTTTCTTCTGTACTGCCGATATCCCATTTAAGTACACCAATCAAGTTGTCTAACTTTTTATCGATAACAGTAGCTTCCATCTCTGCGTGTTCAAATGGTAAATCTTTAAACCATTGTGGCAAACGCAATTCGTCCACAGGGTATGCAACACTGGTAAAGCCCATTGGGTTTTGTTTGAGTTTACAAACAATAACCTTGGCACCGTCTGTGATATTGGCGCTGTACTTGTCACCGTACATGCGTTTTAAAGTATTCCAATTGATACTTGCACGAACATGTCCGGGCATATTGGCCTTACCTGCTTTGGCCTCTTTAGCTTGATAGTCCGTAATATTGTTAGCACGTTTGGGACTGCCTTTCTCCCAACCAGGTCTGGCTTTGAACCTGATACGGAATTCGCTGATATGATCCAATACTGATTGTTCATCTGCACCTGTAAGAACCATTTCAAGTACATCACTTAAAAAGTTTTGAATAAATTCCGGAGTATCACTGCGTTTAAGATCCAAGCCCATGGCTTTAATTTTGCCAGGCTTGCCGTCTACATCTGTGCGTTTGCCTTCTTTATCATAGTAAAGAACCGCATAGCGTTTCTTAGTAATGAATAAACTTTTACTGCCAACAATCTCTCGACCTGCTTTAATAACTTCTCCACGACTCTTTGGGCAATGGAAATAGTCCAACATAAACTGAGGAAATGTACTGTTAACTTCTTCTCCAATCTGGTCGTAAAGTTGGATTACGTTTTCTTTACTCCACGGAATAAGACCTTTATCGATATCTTTTTTCAGCGTAGTATACGCACTGAAATAACAAGAGTCAGTATCGCCATATATAATAGCTTTACCGCGATAGTCGTATTCACCTGTAACAATTTCATTAACTTTGCCAGCCATATGTTTAACAATTTGACGACCAGTCAGTGTAGTTGACTGCCCGATACGCTTGTCAAAAAACCTACAACCGCTGTTAAGAATGGCACCATACAAACTATTAAGGTTAATCTTTTTGACGAGCTGTCGCTTGTCCCAATATTCTTCTTCAACTTTGTTTCCTGCCTTGATAGCATCCTTTAATTTGGCTTGCATCTCTTTACGTTCACTGTACCAGCGTTTTAACAAGCCGGGAATAATGCCTTCTTTCTCGTATGTAAAGATAGTACCATTGGCACTCAACATCCACGGCTGATTACTTTCATATATCAATCTATATACTTCTGCGGCACTTAGCACATCGCTATCACCATTCTCCCAGTCGATAGTAATATCAGTTCCAATCTCCTGGGCCATTACTGCTTCATATTCCAAACTGCCAAATACGCCTTCCCAAGCAGCTGCAAATGATTTGCCTTTGGCCATTTGTACTTCGATATATTCTTCAGTCAGTGTTTGACGTAACTGTCCAACAATAGTTTCTGGACCCATATTAAGTGCCCTAATAGCACTTGGATAAAGACTGTTAATGTCTAATGATCCGATCCAGTCATGAATGCCTTCTTTAGGATAAGCAACATACGCACCAGCAGCCGCAGTATTTTCTTCACGGTCACTCATCTTGGTACGATTGGGAACTTGGAACCCTCTGCGATGACTTTCGTTAATAATAGCCTGTTCGGTTACAGCCACAGCACCCATTGTTGTTTGTAGCAGTACTGTGTTTTCGTGCGCCAGTGTGTTGGCAAGATCCATAAACTTTAATTTCTTGTCAAGGTCGTCAAGCAGTTTACAGTCATTGATGTTGTATTCAACGAATGTTTTAAAATCGTTATTGTATAATTGGTCGAGTGTACCTTCGTATTGTGTTTTACGTTTGCCTAACTCATATTCTGCAATGGCGTCAAGTCTATAACTGTGGCGTTCTTCATACGTATACTTGCGGTACAGCTCAAGATAGTCTAAGTGAACGCGACCAATGTAGTCATAGGTTACACTATCACGACCAAACTTTTCATATTCTCTGCGCTTGGGAAATTGATCAAATAAACAAAAACGACGTGTATCTTCTTTACTCAACACCTTAGTTACACGGTTAGTTGTATATGGAATATCAAATCCTTCGCTATTCCAGCCACTAATAACATCTGCATCTTTAAGCAGATCTAAAAACATGTCTAACAAGTCTGCTTCGTTATTAAACAAGTATGTGTTGGGAAATTCCTTAACCATTTCCTTAGCTTCTTCCATCTTAAGACCTTTAGGCGGAATAGCCAAGCATATCATTGTTTCCATCCATTGTAGGTAGACAGCAATTGCAGTAATTGGCATGAACGCATCGTCTGGACTTGCGTAGCCACGTTCTGGATCAAAGTCTACCTCAATGTCAAAAAATGCTACGTTTAATTTAGGTGCGTCTTGATTGAGATAGTGTTCGCTAAGTGTTACAAAGATTGGATTAATATCCGATTCGAATACTTCCTTGCCACTGTTAATGGCTTGTTCTTTGCGTAATTCTTTTGTGTTCTTACAGACAATGCGTGTTAATGCATCTCCGTAGATTGATTGAAATTTGCCGCGTGGGTCTTTAACATAGAACGTGTGTTTGACAGGAATGTCACGAAACTCACGCTCACCTTTCTTGTTGCGTTCAACCACTTTAACGATATCGTTCTCGCGGTCAAACCATGCATCTACATAGCTCATTGTTATTCTCCTATGTCATTTGAGGCTGACAAATACCTTCATGCGGTTTATGGCCCGCCGACCCTCTTAACAATATTTATTAGATACGCTTGGTGATATCCAAAATTGCTTCAATTTCCTCCCAGTCTGCATTGTAATTCTGCCAATCGCCTTTATGAGCAATTTTAATAGCTTTATTAATAACACTGGGTTTAACTTGTAATTCTTCTGCAACTGCCTTGACTGTTTCCTTTAAGCCTTCTGATAGATCTTCAATTTCACGTAGTACTGTACTACCTTCTGAAATCAAACGCTCGAGCTTTGCCTTTTCTTCTGGACCATATGACCGACCTGACATAAATTATCTCCTATATTGCCTATTATACATTACTTATTTTAAAAACTCAACCTTTAGAGGTGGAAATGGCAGAAATTAATCTGCCATTTATTTGATTAACCGCGAGCGATTCTTAACCAACGAGCCAATTCATCTTCTACACTTTCCGTAACACCATCTTTATTGACCACTGTTCCTGCTGGAACTTTTGGAAGCGTTATAGTTTGTGTCGGTGACGATGTAGTTCCTGCTGGGCTAGCAGCTTGTCCACTTTCTGGCTTTTTAGTTGTATCTGGTGTAGCACTTGCTCCAGTATCGTTCTTGGCATCTGCAGCTGATTGTTCAGGACTTGCTTTTTCTGCTTTATTCAGCACAACTTGTGCATGGCTTGTTGCTTTTTCCCATTCTGGACTTGCGTCTTCACCGTGTTGTAATCGTAAGTCTTTGATTTGTTTAATCAACTCTTGTTGCTCCGGAGTCAATCCGCCTTCAGTTGGTCCTGGAGTTGGAGTTGGACTTGGTGTAGGAGTTGGACTTGGTGTAGGAGTTGG